AGGCGCTGGGCATTACGCTCAAGCAGGACCGCTTCCACGACACGATGATCCAAGCCATGGTTCACTCGCTCCCTGGCGGACTCGAAAAGATGGGCTACGCCATCGGCCTGCCAGAGGATAAGCAAAAGTCAAAACGTGGCTATGAGTTGATCCGGTTGTTCTGCATGCCGCGCCCGAAGAACCACAAGCTGCGTCGCGCAACCCGCGATACGCACCCAGCTGAGTGGCAGGAGTTCATCAACTACGGCATGCAAGACGTGGTGGCCATGCGCGAAGCCCACCACAAAATGCCGATGTGGAACTACAAGCGCGGCAGCTCCGAGCGCCGGCTGTGGAATCTGGACCAGAAAATCAACGATCGCGGTGTTGCCATCGACCTCGACCTCGCCAGAGCCGCCATCGTCGCGTCAAACCAGGCCAAGGCGGCGCTGCGCGACAAAATCCAGACCGAGACAGCGGGCGAGGTCTCCAGCGCCACCAAGCGCGATCTGCTGCTTGCCTACATCCTGGCGGAACACGGCGTCGATCTACCCGACATGACTTCGGACACACTCAAGCGGCGCATGGACGACCCCGAGCTGCCGGACGCGGTGCGCCAACTGCTGGCCATCCGGTTGGAGGCGACCATGGTGTCGAGCGCCAAGTACCTGGCGCTGGTCAATGCCACGTCCCCCGACGGCCGGCTGCGCAACACGCTGCAGTTCGCCGGTGCGCTGCGCACACAGCGCTGGGCCGGTCGGCTGTTTCAGCCGCAGAATATGAAACGGCCTGACCCCGACTTCAAGAAGGAAGCAACGCTCAACCTGTACATCGACGCGATCAAGGCCGGCATGCTCGACACCGTGCACGACGAGCCGATGCGCGTGCTGGCCAACGTGGTGCGGGGCTGCATTGTGGCGCCACCGGGGAAGAAGTTCTGCATCGCTGACCTGTCCAACATTGAGGGGCGCATGTTGGTCTGGCTCGCAGGCGAAGAGTGGAAGCTCAAGGCGTTTCACGACATCGACAAGGGCATCGGCGAAGACATGTACAAGCAGGCCTATGGCGCATCGTTCAGCGTTGACCCAGCCAGTGTCGATGACTACCAAAGACAAATCGGAAAAGTGCAGGAACTCATGCTAGGGTACGGCGGTGGTGTGGGCGCGTTCATCACCGGGGCTGCGACTTACAAGATCGACCTTGACGAACTGGCCGAAGCTGTGTGGCTCGCGGCCGACCGCGATGCGCTCAAACAGGCGCAGGGGTTCTACAAGTGGGCGATGAAGAAGAGGCTGAGTAACTACGGCCTTGAGCAGCACGTTTATGTGGCGTGCGAACTGCTAAAAGAGAAGTGGCGCGAGGCGCACCCGGCCGTGGTTGCGCTGTGGAAATCCGCTGGTGATGCGGTCACGCAGGCGATCCGCAACAAGGGTGTGGCGTTCCCGATAGGCCCCTGGCTCATGGCGCAGTGCGACGGCGCTTGGCTGCGCGTGCGCCTGCCTTCAGGCCGGTACTTGTGCTATCTACACCCGCAGGTGACGGACAAGGGTGAGATAAGTTACATGGGGATTTCGCAGTACACCAGGCAGTGGATTCGCATTCGCACATACGGCGGAAAGTTATGTATCGCAAAGGGTACGCCAGTTCTCACAAAGCGTGGTTGGGTTAAAATCGAAGAGATTACCGCTATCGACGAAGTGTGGGACGGCGTAGAGTGGGTGGCCAATGGCGGGGCTGTCCGTCAAGGCGTCAAGCCGACGATCACAGCATACGGTGCGCGGATGACTGCAGACCACTTAGTGCTGTCAAAAAAAGGATGGATTCATGCATTACAGAGCGATAGACATAACCGGGCTGCGTGTCGGCTACCTGACGGCGTCCGCGTACCACAGCAGCGATGGGATGAAGTCATTGTGGAGTGTGGTCTGCGACTGCGGCAAGACAGTGGTGCTGGCAGCGAGCGAATTGAAGAAACAACACCAGCGCGGAATAACGGCCTCATGCGGCTGCAAGCGCAAGGAAACCATCGGACGCAAGAGCACAACGCATGGAATGAGCGCCCACCCGGCGTACGGGGTGTGGCGGGCGATGGTAGATCGGTGCCGGTTGCCTACACACCAGGCTTGGCGCAATTATGGCGGGCGGGGAATCGGGGTCTGCGTGCGGTGGCAGCAGTCATTCGACAATTTCTGGTTGGATATGGGACCGACCTATTTTCGAGGGTTGACGCTAGAGCGCAAGCAAAACAACGGCAACTACACACCGGAGAACTGCGAATGGGCAACCTACAAGACGCAGGCAAACAACCGACGCGGGAATATCTTGATGGTAGGAGGACTGACGATGGCTCAGCTTGCCGACAAACTTGGGGTCAAACACTCAACGATGCAGTACCGTGTGAAGGCGGGGGTACCGCTGGCGCAGTTGGGCGAGCCTCCCCGGTCTTCGCGGAAGTTTACGATCTAATAAACTGTGGTCCGCGCGCGCGCTTTGTCATCGCGGCGGGCGGCGAGCCGTTGATCGTGCATAACTGTGAGAATTTTGACCAAGCTGTGAGCCGTGACGTGCTGGCTTGGGACATGCCGGCTATCGACGAAAGTGGGTACCCGATCGTCCTGACGGTCCACGATGAAATCATCGCTGAGACTGAGGACATGGACGAGTTTAGCTCGGACACGCTGGCTGCAATGATGGCGCGACCGAAGTCGTGGGCACCAGGCCTGCCGCTGGCTGCAAAGGGCTTCGAGACTTACCGCTACAGGAAGGATTGATATGAGCGACGACTGCCCGTTCTAGCACGTGGTAGAATTAAGGCCTTAACCAAGGAGCAAATCATGCCGAGAAAAGTATTCAACGATGGCCCGCGTCACAACGACACACAGCGCCAATACCCGCGCACGCTGGACGAAGCGTTCGGCCCGCACTGTAACAGGCACATCGGCGAGCGCAACCCGCCGTTGGATTGGCAGGACAAGGTCGTGATCTACGGCAGCTTGGCCGCGCTCATCGGTGCGCTGGTAGCCGCGCTCTGGGGGCGGGTGTGACGGCCGCGCGCAAGGTACCTGGCGCCACCCGCGTAACGCTGGCACTGCGTCCTGCCAACCGCATCAAGCTGCGCCGTCTGGGCGGCGCGAAGTGGCTGCGCGCAACGCTCGACATACTCGCCCGACAGATAGCTGCGCCGCCTAAGCAGAAGCGTGTGCAGACATGTGTGAGGCTCACTCAAGAGCAACGCATCACGCTGCTGCGCTATGGTGGCGCAGACTTCCTGGACAGTCTGATCGAAGGGGCTAATGATGAAAGAGCGTGACATCGAAGCCTACCTTGTGGCGCGCGTCAAAGCGGCCGGTGGCGAGGTGCGCAAGGTGCAGTGGATTGGGCGCCGTGGTGCCCCAGACCGGTTGGTGATGCTGCCAGCGCTCACCTTTTGGGTCGAGCTGAAGGCGCCTGGCGTGACGGCTGAAGCGTATCAACTGCGCGAGCACGCGCGCATGCGTGCCTTGAGGCAGCTTGTCTGCGTGATCGACTCGCGTGACGGCGTTGACGCGCTGCTGCTGCTGCCGCTGTTGCTGGAATGACCCGCAAAATCTACGCACCTCGCGCCTACGCGCCGATGGTGTCTGACTTCCTCGCCAGCACGCCCCGCGCGCTGTTGGCGGCGCGCATGGGGATGGGCAAGACCTCAATGTGCGCGACGTTGCTCGACACCTTGTACAACGTCGCAGGCCAGAACGCGCCGACCTTGATCCTGGCACCCAAACGTGTGGCGCAGTCAACCTGGCCCGATGAGCTGGCCAAGTGGGAGCACCTGCGTGGGTTGGAAATATCGAGTGCTGTCGGCAACGAGAAAGAACGCATCGCAGCCCTGCGCCGTGACGTGCCGCTGCACGCGGTGAACTACGACGTGCTGCCGTGGTTGATCGACTACTGGGGGAAGCGCTGGCCGTACCGGCGCGTGGTCGCCGATGAGTCAACACGGGTCAAGTCGTTTCGCGTCAAGCAGGGCGGCGTGCAGGCCCGCGCGCTGGGCACCGTGGCGTGGCACCCGTTGGTGAAGGAGTGGTGGAACCTGTCAGGCACGCCGGCCCCGAACGGGTTGAAGGACTTGTGGGGCCAGACCTGGTTTCTCGACCAAGGCCTGCGCTTGGGTCGGTCCTACAGCGCATTCGAGTCGCGCTGGTTCGCCTACAAACGGATCAAGGACGCGCTGTCGCACAAGATCGAAATCAAGCCGGTGATCATGCCTTACGCGCAAGAACAGATACAGCTCGCGCTCAAGGACATATGCCTGACGCTGGACCCGAAGGACTGGTTCGACCTGGCGGAGCCTATCGTCACGCGCATTGAGGTCGAGCTGCCAGCCAAGGCCCGCAGGCACTACGACGAAATGGAAGACGAAATGTTCACCCGACTGGAGGGCTTTGACATCGAAGCATTCGGCGCGGCGGGCAAAACGATGAAGTGTCTGCAGTGCGCGAACGGCGCAATGTACACGGACAAGACCGCAACCAACTGGGTGGAACTGCATGACGCCAAACTCCAAGCCCTTGAATCAATCATCGAAGAAGCCGCCGGCGCGCCGGTGCTGGTGGCCTACCATTTCAAGAGCGACCTCGCCAGGCTACAGCGCGCTTTCCCTCAAGGTCGGTTGCTCGACGCTGATCCTCGAACGCAGCGTGAGTGGAACGCGGGCACAATACCGCTGCTGTTTGCACACCCGGCAAGCGCTGGCCATGGACTTAACCTTCAGGATGGTGGCAACATCCTTGTCTTCTTCGGTCATTGGTGGGACTTGGAAAAACACGACCAGATAATCGAGCGCATCGGGCCGATGCGCCAACTGCAAGGCGGCCTTGACCGCAGCGTCTTCATCTACTACATCGTGGCGCGCGACACCGTGGATGAAGTGGTGATCGACAGGCACACAAGCAAGCGCGCCGTGCAGGATTGTTTCTTAGATTACATGAACCGGAGAAAACACAATGGTAAATGACAACATCGCCGCGATCCTGGCGGAGCGCGGCGCACGCTACGGGGTGTTCAAGGACCACGCAGAGATAACGCAACGCTTGAAAGTTTCCATGCACCACGGAAACTGGGGAGGTCTGGACCCTGACCAAAAGGAAGCCTTGGAAATGATCTGCCACAAGATCGGGCGCATTCTCAACGGCGACCCGAACTACGCCGATTCCTGGGACGACATCGCCGGCTACGCAAAGTTGGTGGGTGACCGCTTGAACGGTATCGCGCGCTAGAATCCAACCCTCTGCGTGTAGCTCAGTCCGGTCAGAGTTCTTGGCCTGGAACCAAGGGGTCGCAAGTTCGAATCTTGCCACGCAGACCAATCAGCCCAACATCCGCGCCT